TGGCCCCTTACTTGTAAATTTAGGGTACCCATACCCCCACCTAAAACTTTAGACTTTGTGAAGACACCAATCATAAACTTCCCCTGCTCTAGGCCGGGTCTTACCGTGTAGTGTTTACCACTAGTCTGGCAAAAGAATTCTACATCTGTAAATCCTGCTTGTTTACCCATAGCCTCAAACTCAGCTGGAGTGTAATGCTTATAATGAAACTCATTGATTGGTGGTAGTTGGTGGGGTCGTACACATTCGTTCGGAGACGACACTATAAATATATCGGACTTATCCGCAGCCAGGTCGAATACATCTTGCCCCAACTCTGGTGGTATGTGTTCTATAAACTCAAATGATACGACAGCATCATAGGCGGGTCTTAACGTGCGTGGTTCCAGCTTAGTAATATCGGTAACAATGTAGTTAACCTTACCAACATCACGGCTAAAAGCTTCTTCAAATACATCATGCGCTTCTACTGATTTATCAATACAGTCAATTGAGGCGCATAATAAGTTATGCATAATCACAGAGCCATACCCAATACCACAACCAATATCTAAAATGTTTTCAGGTTTGATATCCTTTAATCTCTTAACGGCAAAGTTATATCGTTCAAGATGATCAGCTCTAATATTATTAGGGTCCATAATACGTTCTACCATTTAGTACTCCTCTTCTATTTCTTCTATGTTTTTCTTTGTTACTATTATTGGAGTCGTGTCACCAATCCAGGCACCGACAATATTAAAGTCAATATACTCTTCAGCTTCTTCGTAGGACATGTCATCTCTCGTAACAAGAACTTTTACCATTTTATCGTAATCATATACAATCATTGAGTCGGTGTTGTTTCGTTCTCCGACACCAATTATTGCATTATCAAACCCATCCCATTTAAGCATTAATTAACTTTCATTTGTGTTGACCAATATCTATCAAGTATATAGTACCAACATCCATTAATACATGGTTCTACTAAAGCAACTAACCCAGCTTCAAACAATGAAGCGCCAGTCAACCAGTAGACAACATTCATAGCTATAACTATATGTCCGCATGTATAGATAAAAGAACGTCCAAGACTTGTATTAATTATGTCACAACTTTCATAATACAACCTTGTTTCCAAGATCTAGCCATTGGTACAACTTCTCTTTTAAAATTTACACACCATTCACTTAAAGCTTTCCATTCTCCCTCTTCCCATTTTGGATAAGGGGATATAGGTGATGGTAACAAATCATCAAACCGTA